CCAACCAACCATGCAATTAATTGAAACTTTTGCATGAGTGGTCCGAATTCTTTTAATATTCCAACACAAAGTACAAAGAAGGAAACACCATTTAATAATATAAGTGCTCTATCTTCCCATAGTAGTGATACCCATAACCATAAAGCAATACCGAAAGTACCTGCGATTAAATCAACGTCCCTCCATTCAGGACCTGCCGCTCTTGCGCATATTGCTGTCATAACTAACATTGATGCCATCCATTTGATGTACCAATCTAACTTCCTTTCACCTCTATCACTACGTATCATATTACTCTGTGATTACCGTTTCCGTTAAAATATTAGCAGTTGGAAAATCAACGACGATATGATCAAGTCTTAGAACGTATGTTCTATCAGGGTCGGCAAATTCACCGGCTGCTGCTTCTAATACTTGACCGACTACTTCTAAGGTTCTATCTGCGTCGCCTTCGTGTGTATATGTATATCTCTTTTTCATAATTGTTTTAAAACCTCCCAGGTTTGTTTGTAAGATTCAACAGGATATGTAGTTCCTGTCTTACTTAGTTCTATTGTTAAGGCAAGAGGATAATCGTTGCCTCCGTAAGTCATTTTGTCTCCAAAGAAATGTATATGATCGTATTCTTTTGATAATACATCCCATGCTTTAGATTTGTTATTACCTCTTGGAGCAATATCAATACTGATCTCTCCACCAACCGATGCGTGGAAGTCTGGGTATTCACTATTAATCTCTTCGCATATTAAATACCTTTCGTGATACTTCTTATCCCATGCAAAGTATTCCTTTCGTTGATCTGCTGAACAATTACGCCCAACAATCGAAAAGTTAATCATACCAGTTCTTTCTTCAATATGTCCATCTGTTCTAACAGGATATCGACTATTAGCAACCTTATCTTTAAGAAACTTTTTAAATTCATAAGGTGGAGTAAAATCATTCTTACTCTGTAATTGAGATCCAATCCAAAATTCGTTACCATTACATTGCCATACGCCTTTACAAGTCTCGTAAAAAGAGAATCCTAATTGTTCGTATGTCTTTAATCTATCGGATCCTGTTACGAGGTATACGTCGTTTGACTCCACGAATTCTATCATAAACGATTTAAAATCCGGATCCATAGGTAAACGGGAATCTGTTAGTGTTCCGTCTACATCAAATACAAATGCTTCTTTCATATATATTCCGTTAGATTTAATAGTACAGCCGTTCCTGTTATTGCACTACCAATCATAATTGCTTTATCATTCCAACAATGTCCTACATACGTCCATGCAATAGAACTCATAGCATACGCAACTTTACCTACAAAAATAAAACCTGCGCTTTGAGTAAATACTCCTATCACTGCAAGTATCGTTGCTCCCCATTTAATATAACTATCAAGCGTACCTTCTGGTGTTACTGGTGATAGGTCTTCTACTTGCACTTGGAGTTCTGCCATCTCTGTTCTTAATCGAGCTTTCTCTGCAGATAGTTCCATCGCAAGACGACCAGTTTTAGACATAGCACTATCTTTGTACTGTTCCTTAATCTCTTGCTTTATTTCTTTTGCTAAATCTGTTTGAACCATTTTATATACTTCTTGCTGCAATTTCCTTTTCAACTAATTCTTTTACTTTGGCTAACTTGTACCATAGACCGCTGAACATCTTCATATGTCCATCTCCGTAGTCGACGATATACCTTTTATAGCCATAAGGTCTTTCAGAGAATATTCTTATATCTCCGTAGCTTTCTTCAAGCAATCTCAATTTAAAAAATCCTCAAGCTTTGGTCTTTCGAGGTTCTCTCTTTCATCCAAAGGTTTAAACATATAATCTGAATAAGCTAAATACATTCTTGTCCACATATCATTTTCTTGTATGATTGCTTGTAGACGTTTTGACTCCATGTTGCCTTTCTCCCAGGCTCGATGATCGTCTGAATATTGATAGTACCAATCATGTTTTTCTAACAATGTAAAAAATTCTGATGCGTCCATTACTTATTCCTTTATAATTCTTTTATACTTGTCGTATCCACGTGCGGCTGCCTTCTTACGATCCACATGCGTAGCAGGTTTGTTGAACTTATTACAGTTCTTCGCGACTGGATTTCTCAACCTCTGCTTTTCCATCTTTCCTAAACCTTTTATTATACTGTTTCTTAATCTTCTTAGCAACACCTGAACGAGTTAGATATATGTACCATTTTCGCATGGTAAAGGCATCAAATTCATCTCCACCTTTTAACGGTATTCTTTTCTTTTTACTCATTAGCTATTTATCCTTACTTTGTACTTGGCACGGCCACCAGGAATCGAACCTGGAACCTACAGCTTAGAAGGCTGTTGCTCTATCCTATTGAGCTATGGCCGCATTTCCAAATACTAACCCTGTTCAAACTCATTCATAAATTCAATCATGAGTTTCTTTTGTAACCTTCGAGCCTCTATCTCCCAAGGCTGTTTCCAATATTCTGTTTCGGAATGGTCCTTACCTTTCCAATATTGTAGATTCTCTGTTAACTCTCCTCGAGCAAACTGTTTTACATGGACTAACTCATGAGCCAATGTCGACATCCAATTCCCATACAACGCGATGTCTATAATAAAATTTCTCGAATCCACGGACTCGCAAAGTCCCTCACTGTGGGAGTTGTCTACAAAGAGATTGTGATGGAACCTAACCTGAATGTTGGTACGGAGTCGATTGATGCCAAGCTTCTTTGAGAATAACTTAACTGCCATCAGTGCCGAAGCCTGTAGATTCATTGGTAACTGTCCGTCACGTGGACCCGAGAAAAAAACTTTCATAATCTATAACCCAAAAATAATAAAAAGTATTATAAGCGATAACATCAAAAACGCGTTATCCCATACTGTCTCCGCAAGCCATAGTAAGAACTTGATACCTGCGAAGAAAACAACTGCCACCGTAAAGATGGCTATAAGAACTGTAATTAGTTCCATTCTTGGTTGATCGCACCTTCGTTATATGATGGTGACAAATTTAACTCCGAGGTTGCATCAAACTTATCATCTGAATACAACGCAAAATCTTTCATCTTGGCTAACTTGTTGGCAGCACGTTCATTCTTTGCTGCTTCTCTACGTTCTTTGTTAGCTTCTTCCTTTTCGTACTTCTTTTTCATTTTGGTCAATTCACGCATGATCACTTCGTAAGAACTTAACTTGGTCATTATACTGCCTCCGCGTAATTCATTGTAATATTAAAGTATTCAGTTACATAAGCAGAGACGATACCAGAGGTACCACCAATATGCCATCTGTAAATAGGATTGGATCTTGCCTCAAATCCTCCGTCATAGTCTTTCCAATTATAAATGGTAAAAGGACGGATTGCATTGTGATCGGAATCCTCAACTTGCATTTCCCACTCGATGTCGACTTTGCCGTCACCTGAGGTTTCTGTAATAGTTGGTTCACCGAAGACTTTAACCAGTTCTGCATAAGAACAAGTGATATAGCCTTGAAGACTAGTCGAAACGAACTCCGACCGTGGTTTGATTTTATAGTTTTCTAAATTCATAACAACTCCCATTGCGTTTAAATTTCAATTTTTCAGATTATATTATAACCAATTATTCGTAACTTGTCAATAGTTTTATGATAAAAAGTTCATATTCCTTAGAACATTTAGTTATATAGAACTGATTATTAATAACTAAACTCCGTGAGTCATGTGTTCGTAGGCTTCAGGACAAGTATTGACGTTGTCTCCGCAACCGCAGATCTGATCCTCTTCAATTGATGGTGCTCCGACCATATCCCTGATTTGTGATTCAGTATACCTTTGTTTGCCACCTACGGTGGATTGCTGCGCAAGCAGCTTTATTTGTTCATGTGTTAATCCCATAATGTACTCCTTTAATGTCAAGACTCTATTGTTGTATTAGAGATGATATATCTATTATAAACAGATCAACTGCATCTGTCAACCACTTTATGAAATTATTTTCACTAGATTGCTCCTTATACAATATATAGATAGTTGAAGATAACGAAAATAACCATTGACATTTGACTTCAACTGTTGTAGAATGGTATCATAATGAATTGTTTGAGAGGGTGGTAAGGCATGATTCGGAAAGATGCAGCCCTGACGACAGATCATTTATTTGAATTAACTATTGACATCGACTGTAAACTATGTTATAATGGTGGTTGATGATGGAGATTAACAATTGACTAAAAATACTGAACAGTTCAGAATCCTAACTGCTCGACAGCATGTTCGAGAAAGGATTGGTATGTACATGGGCTCAGCTTCTAAGGAGGAGATCGAAAGATTCGTTCTCGGAGAATGGAAGAAAGCAACGTATGTACCTGCACTATCAAAAATGGTAGACGAGATTCTCGATAATGCTATCGACGAAGCTATCCGTACCAATTTCAAATTCGCAAACAAAATTAATGTATCTATTAATAACAACGAAGTAACCGTCACTGACAATGGTCGAGGTATTCCTCAAGACAAGATCTTTGACGAAGCTTCAAACGAAAACATCTTAAGACCTGTCGCTGCTTGGACGAAAGTCAATGCAGGTACTTCTTTTGATGACGAACGAGTTACAATCGGTACTAACGGTGTCGGTTCAGCTGCAACCAATTTCCTATCTAAAACATTCACAGGTAAAACATGGTCTAATAAAAAGTCAATTCAACTTGACTGTAAAGACGGTGCTGATACCATGAAAGTCAAGACAGGCAGTAAAGCAGGAAACGGTACTGAGGTATCATTTGTTCCTGACTTTGATTTGTTTGAAGTTGATGCATTGGACCAACTTGATACTATTATATTAATTGAAGATCGTCTTATCAGTTTGCAGATGGCATTTCCTGAGATTCAGTTTTCCTTTAATAAAAAGAAGATCATGGTTAACAACTTCAAGAAGTATACTGAAATGTTTTCTGATATCGCAATCATGGAGAAGACAAATAATCTTTCCTACTTTATTGCTCCTTCGGAAGATGGGTTCAGAACTAACAGTTATGTTAACGGAGTGAATACAAGACAGGGTGGTACTTATGTTGACCACTTTATGAATACTATTATTGATTCGTTAACTGTTAAAATTAAAAGACGTCATAAGGTCGAAGTATTAAAGACAACGATCAAGAGTGGTATTACATTTGTTATGTTCGCTCGAAACTTTGTGAATCCTAAATTTGATTCTCAAACAAAAGAACGTCTAACTAATCCAATTGGTAATATTAAGGAACACCTAGATATCTGTCAGGTACGTGATGCTGAGTGGCTTGCGAACAAGATATTAAATACTCCTGATATTATTGACCCAATCATTGAGGCTCAATTAGCAAAGAAGCTAGCGGCCGATAGAAGAGCTGCTACATTAGCACAAAAGAAACTTCGTAAGGTAAAAGTTGCGAAACATATCTCTGCTAATAAAGACAATGCAACTCTGAAAATTGTGGAAGGAGATTCTGCAATGGGATTCCTATTAAAGGTACGTGATCCTGATACAGTTGGAGCGTTTCCACTTCGAGGTGTCATTATGAATACCTGGGATATGAAACCTGCAGAAGTATTAAAGAATAAGGAACTATCCGAATTGGTAGCAGTTCTGGGTCTCGATATTAACGATCCAGACAGTGTGGACAATATGACATACAAATATATTGCTACATTAACTGATGCTGACCATGACGGTATAGGACATATATCACCATTGTTAATTGCGTTCTTTTACAAATTTTGGCCTCGCCTGTTATTAGAGAATCGTGTTCAGATTACAAGAACACCTATTATGATCTCATCTAAAGCAAAAGATGTTAAATGGTTCTATACTTATGAAGATGCTCAGGAGTTCAAAAAGAACGGTGGATATCATCATAGATATATTAAAGGTCTAGGTTCATTAACCGAAGACGAATACCATACTATTATTAACAAGCCGCAGTATGATACTGTTACTGTCGATGATGCATCGGTATTTCAAATGATGTTTGGTAAAGATTCAAGTTTAAGAAAGGAGTATATGTTCGCATGAATTTAGAAATGTTTACAGAAGAGCTGAAGGGTAATAACTATCCAATTTCAAAGGTTGCTGCTAACGAATGGAAATCATTCGCAATGTACACCGTTGAGAGTCGTGCTATTCCTAATATGATTGATGGTCTTAAACCTGTTCAAAGGTTCTACCTTTATTCTTCATTATTAAATAGCAAGAAGGATTTCAAAAAGGTATCTGCAGTGTCAGGTATTATTTCTGACTATGGTTATAATCATGGTGAATCCTCCGCTGCTGGTGCAGGTCAATTAATGGCTGCTGAATGGAATAACAACATCTGCTTGATTGAAGGTCGTGGATCCTTTGGTACTCGATTGGTTCAAGAAGCTGGTGCTGCTCGTTATGTCTACTCAAGAGTACATGACAATTTCAATAAGTACATTAAAGATATTGATCTTGCTCCTATTCACGAAGATCCTGAACACGAACCACCTTCATTCTATTTACCGATTCTACCTTTAGTGTTGGTCAATGGAACAAAAGGTATCGCAACCGGATTCGCAACGAATATATTACCACACAACCCAAAAGATTTAAAGAAGGCTTGTATTCAATATTTGGATAAAGGTAAAATTACCACAAAGCCTAAAGTTATGTTTCCTGATTTCAAAGGAACGGTTGAACAATCGAAAGAAGACCCAACCAAATATGTTTCGTATGGTATCTTCAAACGTTCTGGTAAAACAGGCGTCTCCATCACAGAGGTACCATACGGCTTCGACCGAGAAGGTTATGTTAAGGTACTCGATAAGTTGGAAGAGGAAGGAGATATCGTATCTTACGAAGACAAATGTAATAAGGACGGTTTCCGTTTCGAAGTAAAGCTCAAACTTTCTTCAGTTAAATGGACAGATACCAAACTCATTACCAAGTTTAAACTCAGTAAGCCATTTGCTCAAAACCTAACAGTGATTGATTTTGATGGTAAACTTCGCGAATACACAGATGCTCGAGACCTTGTAAAGGACTTTTGCGATTACCGCCTTGGTATATTGCAGCAGAGAATTGATGCTCGTATAAAAGAGTTTAATGAAGAGGTCCGTTGGCTTAATGTTAAAATGGAATTCATTCAAGCAAATATTGATGATCAGATAGTATATAAAAATAATACTAAAGATCAGGTCGTCAATCAAATAATGCAAGAGACATCTGCGCTAGGAGGTGACACAAACAGATTGCTCGCATTAAGTTTCTTAAATGCAACAAATGAAGAAATTGTAAAGTTAAAGAAACAGATTGAGGAATCTAAAACAACATTAAGCTTTTGGCAATCAACCACACCGCAAGAACAATTTAATACAGACCTGGAGAATGTATAATGGAAAGTAAAATAGCAACTGTAGAACTCGACACAAGCGCTTGGATAGATGAAGATGGTGTTGGAGTTTGTGTTTATGTTGGAGAAGGTTGTGAACCTGTCGTAGAAACAACATTTGACTTTGAAACATTAGTAGAAAACCACTTTGAAGGTTATACTATTAATGATAAGATTAGGCCAATGGATTTTGCCGAGGTTGAAGCAACAGTAATTAAATTAGAACAAATGGCAAAGTATGCTCGCAATATGCTTGAAGATTATACGACCGTAGATTTGTTCGAAGAGGAATAAATAATTGAACAAGATATGGAATATATGGAAATACTCCTTAGGTGGATTTTCCGACGATAAAACAGAACCATACGATAACTATGTTGCTATTGTAAGAACGGTTATTATTGGTGTAAACTTTTTAACATGCTTTTTTATTATGAGCAACGTGGTACACAATTGGTAGATCATGGAACAGAAAAACTTAAACTTAAATTTACTTACCGAAGGACTACCCTTAACAGATGTCCAAACATTATATCATGAGTTCTTTTATAGAAAAGATTACCAGTGGTGGCGTGATGTTGAGCCAGGTGATATCGTTGTTGATATTGGTGCTTGTGTTGGGTTCTTTGTTTGTCATGCTCTTGATCGCAACGCTGGCAGGATCATTGCTGTCGAACCTTCGAGGCCTCATCTCAAAACTCTAATACGAAATATATCAGACTACTTTATTGATCATGGTAAGGTTCCTGTCTTGCCTATCGAAGCAGGTATTGGTTCAACCGCAAATCATTTCGCAAATGTATTCTCAGAACATAAAGATTACAGAAAGATGTCATTCTTGGATCTTGTCGTTGATTACGATATACCACATATTGATTATTTAAAAATTGATTGTGAAGGTGGTGAATATGGTATCTTTACAGAAATGAATATTCCTTATCTCAAAAACAATGTAAAACATATTGCCGTAGAGTTTCATATGAACGCATATAGTGGTTGTGTTAAGCAGTGGCAAAAGTTCCGTGATGGATTACTCAGACAGTTCGATGTTAATCAAGTACGGTTCCTTGAACACGAGGACAGAGAGAAAGCCTATAACGATGATTTTCTAAACGAAGGAAACTTTAAAGATTGGAGTTCCTTTATGTTGTTTATTACCAATTCTTAATATAGAGCATAAACGTATAAGGTACCTTTTCTTTCCAATCATCAGCCCATAGGTTCTCACCTAACGCCGTATCTTTAAAAAGTAACTTATCTTTTACTTCAACTAAAAACGAATCTCTCCACCGTTCAAATACCTTATGCGAATTATATCTATTACCTAAAGTAACTCTTACTGCTGCAAATTTTACGTGACCAGTAAATAACCATAACAGATCTTTATTCAATATATTACATTCAGCACCAATTGCATCTACTCGTAAGTAATCTATAATAGGAATCTCAAATCCCTTTATGAGTTCTTGTAGATTTAAAACTTGTGGTTCAGATTCTGCTCGATATAATGGATTCTGATACATGCCCGATGAATCAATATCTTTTCCTATCGTTGCGCATATAGGATATACTCTACTATAAGGAGGGATGTCAATCATATGATCTGAACAGTTGTGTATAGCTGCTCGTAGGATTCTACGATTAGGTTCAACCATATAAAGTTTACTTGCACCAGCTTCTAATGCTTTCTTGGCAAACATACCGTTTCCAGCACCGATGTCTAAAACTACGTCGGATGGTTGTATTTCATACCACCAATCGTAATCATATTGCTTGTAGATCTGATGCCACATTGTGCCGATTTCTTCCGGTGTCATACCGGCGTAATCGAAGTGATTGTTTAATTCCATAACTAATTCCAAACAGATAAATAAATAGTATATACCAATACAGTTATTTATAGGAATTGAGATGGCAGAAATTATTAACAACTACTTATCACCGACAAACTTCACGGTTAATGTTCAGCGCATACCTAACATTGAGTTCTTTGTGCAGAAACTTTCTATCCCAAGTTTATCAGCAACACCGTCTGCGCGAGATACTCCGCTCAATGTACTATATGACATCAACGATAAATTGACTTATGCTGATTTAGAGATGACGTTTATCATCGATGAGAATATGAATAACTATAAAGAGATACTTGATTGGTTAGAAGGTATTAGTGGATCTACATCTACTAATCAAAATAAACAATTGGGGCTATCAAAGTACGGTTTTAAATCTGACATTATCGCAACCATCACAAACTCCCACAAGAACCCAAACACAAGATTTATATTTAGAGACTGTTTTCCTACAGGATTAGGATCAGTTGAACTCGATGTAAATGTTCAAGACGTTTCTTACGCCACTTGTTCAGTCACAATGAGATACGATATTTTTACAATGGAACAATTATAGGATAAACTTTATTATGAATTATGATTTTATTGAAGTAGGAACTTCTGATTTTGAAACACATATCCAAAACGCTCGAGACGAAACAGTTGGTTTATCTATTGAACCAATACAGTATTATTTAGATCGCCTTCCAAACAAAGAGAATGTTGAGAAACTCAATTGCGCAGTTTCTTTTGATGGGAAGCCGGGTCGAGATAAAGTATACTATATACCCCATGAAACAATTATAAGACAAGGCATTCCACATTGGATTCGTGGTTGTAATTCTATGGGTGACTATCACTATCAACACAAAGTAAGAAATCTTCAAGAGTTCGTTGAAACAATTGAAGTTGATGTAATACCTTTACGTGATATCTTTGAGCATCATAATGTTGAACAACTTAAAACATTAAAATTAGATACTGAAGGTGGAGATTCTTATATCTTACAATCATTCATTCCTTTCCTAAAAGACAGGTTAAAAGAAAACTATCCACAGACGATTGAATTTGAGACCAACATATTAACACCAGCAGAAGTTGTTAATGAGACAATAGAGTTATATGTTGAGCTTGGTTATAGAGTTGCTCAGCGCGGTGTAGGAGAACAAAATACTATATTGGCTATTGACATTTAGCTCAAAGTTTGTTATAATAGATATGAATTAAAAGTTTTGAGATAATAAATTATGGACACAAATGATATAGCAAGCCTTTGGGCAAAAGACTCACCAATAGATGAAACTAATCTAGTCGGCGAAAGTAAAAGAATCCCTGAATTGCATAGCAAGTATTATAACTTGTATTATAGGGAAGTCCTTCGAGTGAAAAAGCTTAAAGCAGAATACAAAGATCTTGAGATGGACAAACGTAATTACTACGATGGATCCATGGATGAACTAACACTAAGAGAGAAAGGTTGGAAACCGTTTCAACGAAAAGTAATTCGTAATGATTTGGATAAGCATATTCAGGCCGATGCTGATATTATCAAACTAAGTCTTACTGTTGATTTTCATACTGCCAACGCAAACTATCTCGAGGATATAATTAAAACAATACATAGCAGGAACTTCGTAATTAAGAATATGATTGATATTCTAAAGTTTCAGTCAGGAGATTATTAATGGATTGGTTAACAAAGTTTTGGAGAAAGCCTGAGGTTCAGCAACAGGAAACTCTTGTCATAGACATGATGAAGGACGATGTTGACCCCCAAGAACTAACAATTGAAAACGCATATAAGACAAGATGGATTTGGTACCATACAATATTAGCAATAGGTATCTTTTTCACAAACATATTATTAACGGCAATACTTTTATTATTGGCAATTAAATTATGAATCCATACGCAGCAGATATACCTGAAGAATTAAAAAGAACTATTTACAAAGGCTTTCGTTCTATTCAGGAAATCGAAGGAATTCCATTGAGAACACAGCAAGGTATGTTACTTGCATTAACTGGAATGTTAAAAGAATATGGTTGGCCGGTGATTGGTATTACTGAAGCAGCTGCGATTCGTATACAAGAGAATGAATTTAAAAGACCAAAGAAAATCAATCGTTCACATATCTATTCAAGAAAAGAAACAGCAGAGATCCTATTCTCAAAGACTTGGACATTTACTGAATTTTGGGATTTCTTTTTAGAACGCGACTGTTGTGTATTAGCAACGTCTAAAGAAAACTATTCAAAGGAACCTGAAGATCTATGGAGACAAGTACCAAAAGGTATGTTTCAATCTGTAGGATTTGCATTCAGAGTTGGAAAAGAAGAAGCAGGATGGCTTAAAGAGCAATTATGAGTGAATTAATATATAGTGCATTACGAACACCAGATGGCACAATAATTGAAAGTAAGTCTAGGCATGATTATGTTACACATATTGATGCTAACGGCAAAAAGTATATGCTTGATGGCGGACTAAATTATGTTCGCTCTAGTATGAATGGCGATGAAGAATATTTAACAGTTAAAGCGGATGATCCACATGAGACTGTTAGACAATATTGTCGTTGGGGAACTTATGGTCCTAAGGGTGACCAACCACTCACATATAAGAAGTTGTGCGATATGTCTACTGACCACATCGAAGCAGTATTGAAAAATGTAAGTAGAATTAAGACTTCCATAAAAACTGCTATGCTCAATGAGTTGGAGTATCGAGAACAATTATGAGTGAAAGAATCGAAGTAGAAAATATCAATGCAGTGTATATGCGAATCAAAGCCGACTCAGGTTTGAAGATGGAGTTGTCTGAGTTCTTTGCGTTTAAACCAGAAGGGTATCAGTTCAGTCCTAAATACAAAGCAAGAGTATGGGATGGAACAATACGACTCTTTCAGCCAATGCGTCCTGTATTATATGTTGGTCTACTTCCACACCTTAAGAAGTTCTGTAAAGATAGAGATTATATATTAGAAGCACCGGCAGAGATCGGAGAACCTGAAATCATAGAGGATGGATACGTTGAAGAATTGGCTGAAGAGATTAACTGTAAATTTAAACCAAGAGACTATCAGATCGAATATATCACTAACGCTTTGCGTAACCGTAGATCTTTATCTCTATCACCGACATCATCTGGTAAGTCTTTAATTATTTACCTAATACAACAACATTACTATCAGAGCTTTGGATTAAGAACATTAATTATTGTTCCTACCATTTCGTTAGTACATCAGATGGCTGGTGACTTTGTTGATTACGGTTGTGATGAATCAGATATCTATAAAATACAAGGTGGTGTTGATAAGAATACGAAAGCACCAATAGTAATCTCTACTTGGCAATCTTTGGTCAAACAAGATAAGGATTGGTTCGGTCAATTTGGTTGTGTGATGGGCGATGAAGCTCATACGTTCCAAGCAAAGTCATTAACAACCATTATGCATAAACTCGAAGAATGTACTTATCGTCATGGATTTACAGGTACACTCAAATCATCAGAAAGTAAAACGCATAGGTTAGTACTCGAAGGTTGTTTCGGAGAAGTAAAAAGAATCGTATCCACAAAGAAATTAATGGACGAAGGTACGGTTGCTGATTTTGAAGTAAAGGCTATTGTATTGAATCATAGTAACGAAGCAAAGGCTGCGTTCAAAAAGGCAATGGGACAAGTAAAGGAATCGGTTAAGAAGTGGCCTGCTGAACGTGAGTTTATTGTATTCCATGAAAAGAGAAACAATTTCATTAAGAACCTTGTTCA